ATATGGGGATGCTCAGAAAAAACTTATCTTTAATTTTCAACACCAAAACATAAAAAAAATAGTCGAGTATAATATCATTAATCCTGAAAATTCTCAGAATGTTTTTACAGGTAATATATACATATACAACATAGCACAAAAAGATGGATTATCTTTAAGTACAGAAGTAGTTAATGTTGATACTCAAGTACCTGAAACCTCAAAGTCTTTACAAACCACAGTATCATTTAGTAGTAAAAGCTTATCAGAGGTCATTAAATTAATTAATGACACATTAGAAGGGTTAATTAAAGGTAATATAGGAAGTATAGTAAACCAAGAGGTGTCTAATGTGAGTATAAGTGGGCCGCAAAGATTCGACCAGGGTAATACATTCCCATTTTATTTCAGACCCCAAAGTAGTCTATTTAACAAATATGGTGGAGTTTCCCCAACCACAAACATGCAAGAACAATATAATTTAGGTGTTCTTTTTAATGGAGTTAAAGTGGTTACTCTAGATTTAAGCCCTGGTTATGGATTGGTTTATGATAAAAATAAGACTGATAGTGTTCCATTTAAACCTACAAAACAAAATCTAATACCAAAAACTACAAAACCTTTTGATAAATCAGTTGGTTTAATCGGAGGTGATGAAATATACCTACTTTCTCACCTATCACAGAAAACAGATGGGGGTGGTAGAATTGATTTAACCAATACGTTATATGGTATAGATGAGAATAGAATTGCTGATGAGATAGAACCAAAAACATCCTCGTTAGTAAGGGGTGAAGAATTATTAGACTTAATAAACTTAATAATTAGATATTTGGTAGGTCACGTACATGCATATCATGGTTTACCTCCTGTACCACAAAGTATTGATGGTGTTAAAGTGGATGATTTACTTAAAGAGCTATTAGATGCACAGGATAAGATATTGAATAAGAATATTCGAATTAACTGAATATTTATTATAAAAACTTAGTATGTCTCTTTACAGGTCTTATTTTAGCAAGAACGATACCCTAATTTATAATTCGTATACTAATACTGCGAGAAACCCTGTTGTAGAACTATTCTACGGTAATGTAGATAATACAATATCAAGTAAAGGGTTCACAAGGTTTATTTTTGATTTAGACCTTAATGATTTAGAAACTAAATTATCTAATGGTGAGATTTCTACTGGGTGTAGTTACAATCTTAAACATACTTTAAGAATGACCAACACATCGTCCTTTGATAAGGAGTTAATCAATACTAAGTGGTCGAATGGTAGACGGAGAGCGTCTTCATTTGATTTAGTTTTATTTAGAATACCTAAAACATCTGGTACAACAGGTAACCCCCAAACATGGGATGAAGGTGTAGGTCAAGACTATTATAAAGGGAGTCCGATAGGTACTTCAAATACTGTCGCAGTTAAAAATGTTGTTGAGACTGACAACTCATACTCAGACAGACCCGTAAACTGGTTTCAAAGGTCCACAGTAAAAGATTGGACTGAAGATGGTATCTATGACAACTCAAACTCTTTAACGTCCTTAACGGGTCTTAATTACAGTGCAATAACTATTGTAGACACTCAACACTTTGAGTTTGGTAATGAGGATATAGAATTTGATATGACAAATGAAATAAATGATATTTTAACAGGTGGTACTACGGGTTCTACAGGTTGGGGTATCACTTTTGTCCCTGATGTAGAAAATATTACAGGGTTAACTGAGAACTACTCGGTTGGTTTCTTCTCAAGACACACCCAAACATTTTACGAGCCATTCTTGGAAACGTCATTTAATGATTTAATTCAAGATGATAGAAACACATTCTACGAAAAAAGAAACAATAAATTATATCTTTATTCTTTTAGGTATGGGGTACCTCAAAGTTTCGACAGTAACCCAACAGTCGATATATTAGATTCTAATGGTGATGCAGTTGCAGGATTTACAGGATTAACAACTTGTCAAATACAAAAAGGGGTCTATGAGGTTAGTGTAAGTGGTTTAACCTCATCTACTATACCTTGTGTGTTTTATGATAACTGGAAAGGTATATCGATTAACGGTGTCTCATTGAACACTGTTGAAAATCAATTTATTGTTAACCCTCTTTCTGACTTATATCAGATTGGTATGGAAGATAATGAGCCGAGTCTGTATGGTTTTGATTTCTACGGAATAAAACAGGACGAAAAAATATTAAATACTGACACTAGAAAAGTTAATGTCGTATTAAAGAAAGCATATACAACTAATGAAGTTTTAACTCAAGTAGACGCGTATTATAGAGTTTACGTTAGAGAAGGTCAAACAGAAGTTCAAGTTGAAGATTGGACACCTATAAACAGAACCCCTAATGGTTATTACTTTATTTTTGAAACTAAAGACAAAATTCCGAATGAATATTTCATTGATATCAAGGTCATTACAGACCGGGAGGTTAATACCTATAAACGAGAGTTAAAGTTCCAAATAGTAAACAAAAAGTAACTATGATAAGATTGACAGAAGACCAGTTAGTTGAAATGATACAACAGATTATAACTGAAAAGAAGAAAAAAAAGAAAAAGAAAAATACTTTATGTGCTAGAGGAAAATCAGCAGCTAAGGCTAAATATGATGTATATCCATCAGCCTACGCCAATGGTTACGCTGTTCAAGTTTGTAAAGGTACTAAACCTGGTTTAGATGGTAAAAAAAGATGTTCAGGAAAATATTGTTCGGGTAAAAAATAAACCCTATATTTGTAACAAACTTCCTGAAAATGAATCAAGTTAATTACTACACATATCAACTTTTTAAAGAAGATAGACTAATAGCGGAGACTGAAGCAGCCACATTTGATAGAGCAATCGATTATTTTTTCGATACTCACCCTAAGGCTTACAGCGACTCAACTTATTCTTTTAAAAAAGTTAAAATGTCTCACGAACGTTAATACTCCTCTATAAGTATTACCAAGTCCGTAGTACCCTTTATAACTCTATGAAAGGTTTCTTTCGGTATATCAAAAGTCACACCCTTTTTTAAAGGTATAGGTAATTTATTATCCATCTGAAAATACCAATCGGTATCTTCGAGAACTTCTACTAAACGATTCTCCTTATCTCTATGCCAAACGAGTTCTTTCTCAGGAATATCTTGAGAAAAAACTCGTTTGAATTTATTAGATGATATATTTTCTTGTGAGTATATCATCACCAAAATCTACCTGAAACATTTTTACCGAAATCTTTATGGGCTCTACACGCCCAATACCCCGCCTTTGTCTTATCTTTTTTCTTTGCACACTGATGTCGAGCCGCAAATGACTTTCTTGCATCAGGGTCATTCCACTTAGCGGTCATTGTAGGTGAGCCATAACTAACTTTCTTTATTTTACCTGTTTTAGGATTTCTAACGTACACATACCACTTTTTAGAACCACCTGATTTAGGTTTATTAAGAGACACTTCTTTACCTTTATATTCGGCCTCATTTAAAGTTTCATATTCAAAAGGGAAATCTAACGCCACTGTTTTACCACTTGTTAATTTTACAAAAGTACCCGCATCAGAATTTAAAATCTCCTCATCAAAATTATTAAATCTATATCCTTCTTTATATAGTTCTCTAGCCTCATTAATAAGGTCAAAGTATTTTTCACTACCATGTCTAAATGCGTTATCTGTAATAGATAAATTATTATCAAAGTGATATTGTAGTTCTTCAGAGATTTGTATTTTATTTAATATAGACTTATTAATACTTTCTCTAATTATATCTTTTATATACATAGATTCATTCTTTTTTTTCTTTTTATAGTTTTTAACTTTAATACGAGTAGGTTTTTTACCTTTGGTATCTTTTGAACGTCCTTTTTCTTTTTCCCTTTTTCTTCTACAAGCAGAATCTTTAGCTGATTGAGACATTTTACCAGCAACACCTGCCGCTCTACATACAGGATAACCTCCTTTATCACTATCACTTCTACCACAAGAAGGGTGACCACCTCCTTTTTTCTTTTTACAGATATTAACCCATGGACCTTTAGGTTGTTTTGAACCCTTCTTTTTTTTCTTTTTACCAAACCATACGGCTAAATCTTCTGATAAAATATACTTATCCATTTGACTTTATGTTACTTTTTTATAAATATTAGGTAAAACTCATTTATCATGGAAGAAAATAACGAAAACGTAAACACTCTATTTAATACTATTAATTACAAAGAACCACACGAACTAAATAAGTTTATAGATGAAATGAATGTAGACCAAGCGTTATTTTGTTTGGTTCATGCCACTCGACATGCACACAACCGTGGTTTGTACAATATTGAAGAATCTGAAGTTGTGTCTAAAGCTATAAGAACTCTGACTACACCCCAACCTTTACCAAAGGAAGAGTCTAATGACGAAGGATGAATTAACGAGTAGAATTATTATTCTACAGTCTGAAATAACAGATGCGATTTTAAGTGGTCACAAAGCACATGATGAAGATGAATTTAAATCACATAGAATCGAATTAATGATACTTCGTTGTATGTTATATGGTGAAGATTCTAAAATCTGTAAAACTGAAAAGGCAAATTGTAGAAATTGTAAGAAATAAAAAAGGGAGACCGAAGTCTCCCTTTTCTTTTTATGTTTAAGATATAATATTATCTTAACTCTCTTAGGTCGAATGTTCTAACACCATCAACTGTAATCTTACCGTAGAAACGGTTGTTCACCATCTTCTTAGCGTATCTTGTCATGATACCCTTGATTGGTGTAAAGTTGAATGGGTTGTACATTGTTGGAGTCAACTGTAGAGGTACGTATGGAGCGTATACATATCCTGTGTCAAGTAATGATGAACCCTTGTGTCCCAACAATACTGTGTTTGGTGGGAAGTATGGGTCACGGTAAACTTGATATCTACCTGATAATGTACCAACTCTTTCGATACCCATGTTGTAGTTGTCCTGGTCAGGAGCCGCGTTTGAAACGTGGAAGTACTCAAGGTCATCGAAGATTGCTGAAATCTCTGAAGATACAACAATCCAGTTAGCACCACCTCTTAGAGTTGATTTATGGATTTGTGCAGAAATCTGATTGATTGCAGTAATCAATGTCTGATTCCAATCCTTTTGGTTGTAGTTGACAGAACCGTTAGATACTCTCTTCCAACCGTTGTAGTCCCATCTTAATGACCAAGCTGCACCTTTTCTTAAGTCTCTTAAAATCTCACGGTCAATCTCTGCAGCTACCTGCTCTGACAACAATGCTGTCAATTCAGCTTCCGCGTCGATGTTGTGGAATGCAGAGACGTCTTGTGCGAGTTCTGGTGACCACTGAGCTCTTAACTTTCTTTCTGTAACAGAAACAGTAACAGCTTCTAAGTCGAATGAAACTTCACCGATAGCGTCTTCAAATTCTAATGTCTCATAAACTCTGTATGAACCAACGAAGGTATCTCCTGATGCAATTGTTGAACCTGTGTATCCGTCTAATGACTGTGTTCCAATCTCAACTGGAGTTGAGAAATCAACCTCCAAGTAGATTTTACCTTCAACATCACATACATTGTCGTACTTTCCGCCAGGACCAGGGTAAGAACCACTATAGAAAGTAGTCTGTTGCTCGTTACCATAGTTAACGATACCCTTACCGTACTTCTGAGTTACAACTCTAAAGTTATAATAAGTGTCAGTAGCGCCGGTTTTGTAAGTTTCTAATGATGCTAAGAAGTCCTCAGTATCCATTTCTTGTCCGTCAGGACCTATTAATTTACTAGCACCTGCTGATGAGAATCCTGTCATCATAAAGATTAATGACCTTACGTTTGCACTTGCTGCAGTACCTGTACCACCAGACGCGTAACTTAAAGCAACATCTAGTGTAGTTGCGGTTAAAACACCGTTGTTCCATCTAACAGGAACTAATGTTGGTGTTTGCTCTGCGTAAGCACCCTTCGAGTAATCGAACAACCCAGCTGGGTCTGAATTTGGTGTACTACCTTCGTAGAAACGGTCATATAAGTTAGTTGAATTTGTGTAACCTGAATCTGTTGTTGATGGACCGTTTGGTGCTCCGAATGGAGGAATGTGAGTTCCATCAGCGTTTCTGTTCTGAATCTTTGGAACAAAGTAGAACAACTTACCGATTGGTAGGTTCATAGCTTGAACTGAAACGATGTCGTTAGCCAATAACTTAGAGAAAACTCTTCTTACGATTGGGAAAACAACTGTTTCGAAAGAACCTGAACTGTCAGATGCCGCCGCTTCGTTTATCAAATATGATGCTTGGTTCTCATATAACTGAGCCATATTTTCTTTAGTGTGGCCTTTAAGACCATCGAGGAACCCTAATTTGTCCCACTTGTTAATTGTGTCCTCCTTGATAACCTTAAGGTGCTTAAGACCGATGTTACCAACTAGACCTGATTCTAATAATGCTCCCATTTTAATATTTTTTAAGGAAATTTATTTTTATTTTAATTTACTCATTAAATCTCTCATTCTTAAGAACTGAGGATTTTCATAAGTTTTACTTTCGATAAGATTGTTTGCTGAACCTTTAGTTGGAGTTTTAGTAACTTTAGATTGTACTGATTCAGTAACAACGTTAGTTTCTTTTCCACCTAAATCTTCTTTAACTGTCTTATATAAAGATTTTGATTCTTTAAGAGTCTCGACACCATCGAAACGTCTTAAAATATTTATTTTCTCTTGCTTCGTAGTAGAATGCTCAGTGAATAAACGAGTAGCGTAAGCTAAATTAGAGTTGAAAACAGCCACTTCGTTAAGCTTCTCTTTGAAAACATTAAGTGCCTTACGGTACTCTTCATTCTTTTCTCTAAGTTGTTTAACTTCTGCTTTTAATTCTTCATTTTCTCTTACCGCGGGTCTTAATCTACCCTTAGCATAAGTTCTCACCTCTTCAGGTGCAGATTTAGCGTTTGGGTACTTTCGTAAAGACGCATTAGTTCTAGCAGTTTCAGTGGTTTCACCTTCGTTACTTTCGTAATCTCTGTGTGACTTAGACTCATCGCCTTTGTTCCCACCGTAATCACCTTCGTTAGTTTCGTAATCTCTGTGTGACTTAGACTCATCGCCTTTGTTCCCACCGTAATCACCTTCGTTAGTTTCGTAATCTCTGTGTGACCTAGACTCATCGCCTTTGTTCCCACCGTAATCACCTTCACTCATTTCTTCTTCGTCAGCTTCTTCTTCACCAATCTCGATTTCATATACCACTTCTTCTTCTTCTTCCATGTGGTCTTCTTCTGTGTACTCACCTTCATATGCTTCTTCTTCTGATTCACCTAACTGAATAACGTATTCAGCATCGGTCTCTTCGTCTGATAAATGAACGTCACCACCGTCTTGCTTTACAATGATACCGTCTTCTTCACCCATAGCTTTAAATACCTTTAGTATTTCGTCATCAGAAGCTGCGGTTAAATCGAGAGGTAAAAGAACCTCTTCTTCATCATCAACTTCCAAGTCGTCACCAGGTAAATCGGTCATTAACATTTCCTCATCACCCAAGTCTAACTCTTCGTCGTTATCAGATTCCATGTCACCAACCATATCAAGACCTAAGTCTTCAAGGGCGTCCTCCATGTCACCTTCTTCGTCATCAACTTCAACCTCATCTTCAACGTCAATTTCTTCCTGTTCGGACATTTCAACATTTTCTTCTTCAGTTTCTGTTTCAGACATTTCAACCTCTTCTTCACTAAGAGATTCTTTTACTAATTCACTGATTTCTTCCTTCATAGTAGAAGCAAGTATTCCTTTTGCATTATTAGTTATGGCTTCTTGTAGATTTTCCATCTGCAATAAAGCTTCTTCAACTAGGTTTTTTTTGTCTGCCATATTATTTTTTTGCAAAAAAGTTTATTATAGTTATCATATAAATATGTTAAATATGAAAAAAGTGTTTTTTTAATAACTTTAAGCAAAAAAAAATCGGGGATAACCCCGATTCAAAAATCTTTTTTTATTTTAAATTACTCATACACCTCGTCGATTTTACTCTCAACACACGCTGTGATTCTCCAATCGTAAACAAAATCCTTAAAGCTTTGAGTAACTTTAGCTTCAACGTCAGTTACGTTAAAACCCTTAACAAGTTTTTCTTCTCTAACTTTTTTAATTTTACCTGAGTTTTCATCAGGGAGGTCATACTGAACTTTTGCCACAAAATACTTTTCGTCCATGTTTTTTTATTTAAAAGGTTTAATAACCTAAATAATCGGAAAGTCTTTTCATTAAGTCAACACTTTTACCTAAACCACCATCAATCTTTGGTTCTTGTGACCTTAACTGAGTCTCTTCCTCTAAACTTTCTTCATACTTACCCTTATCATTTTTATCTAAGAATAGATATGCACCTGGTGTAGATGGAGATGAAACTAAATCAAAACAGATTAATTCAAAATCGTCTTGTACTTCATTTCTTTCACCTTTCTTTACTAATGAGCCAACACCACGAGAAGAAACACCCATAGTGACTCCTTGTCTCATTAAATTAGCCGCTTGGTCACCTGGACACGAAACTACACCCTCTGTATGAAATCCAGGTGATGTCAATAATTTAATCTTTCCCATAAGTGTGTTACCTTCCCACCATACGTCTGTGATTAAGTGTGAGACACGGTCCAAATCTATCAAAGATGATTCAGGGTGGTTAAGTTCAGATATTGATAATCCTTTTTCGATTGCTTTTTTATAAACGTCAGCTTCTCTACGTAAAATCTTTTCAGGATACACTCTACCGTTTCTATTGGGGGTATCGTATTTTTGTAACGTCGCGTAAAACTCAAATGGTTTTGAATGGTCTAATTGACCATAAGACTCTTTTATAACTTGTGAATTACGGCTATCGTTAGGATTTACAAATCCGGCATCCCACTCTACTAAGATACCTTTACCTGAATCGTTTGGTCCTAAAATCTTCATGTTTTTTCTTTATAAATATATCAGACCACTTCTTTTGTCGTTTTACTCTTGTGTATTTCAAAATACTTCATACCTCTTAAACAATCGGTGTATACTGCTTGAATGACTTTTTTAATATTTTCTTTTAGTTTTGTTGATTTAAAATCTAAGTGATTTTTAAGATATAAGGTGATTTCTAAGTTCATAAAACTTCTTTTACCTCTTTGTATTCCACTACTTCTTAAATCTAAATCCACTATATTATGTTTTTCGAAAACTTCGGTATTTAAAACTTCTAATAAGACGTGTTTAATATTACGCTCCATAGTCCCTGTCGCTCTATCCCAATTCTCAAACTCTTTTATGGGTTCTACCCATGATTGTAAAACAATATAAACTGTTTTTAAATTTTTGGCATCTACTGTACCGTAATAACATTTTGAGTCATTGAATATTTTTAATTGTGACGTTTTTCCTTTTTTCATATAAATTCATACTTACAAAGTTTATTGATTTGTATTAAATATACTATATTTGTAGTTATATGTCAAAAACATATATTTATAGATAAACAAATTTATATATGCTAATTATTAAGGTGAAAAATAAGAATATAGAGGCGGCTCTTAAAAACTACAAATATAAAGTTTACAAGACTAAGCAACTTCAGAACCTTAATAAAAATAAGGAGTACACAAAGGATTCAGTGGAAAAAAGAGAAAAAATGAAAAAAGCAATTTATGTGAATAAGAAGAGAAACGACCTTTAAGAGTTAGAATACATTATTCTTCAACTCCTTTACTTCTTGAAAATTTTTCAAGTGTGGTAAATCCTAACCCCGCACCTACAATATACATCATACCGTCCCACACATATTTTTGTAACGGTATATCCATAAAAATGTTAGCAACAAAGGCAATACACATCATGAAAAATGCGATTATGGTAACAAACCTTTTTGATGACTTTTGACCATCAACGTCACCTAATAATGATGTAAAAAATCTTTTCATTATAACCCCTTTTCTAATTGCTTAAGTCTATAAAGAGATGTAAGGGTATAATCAGTTTCGTTTATTTTATTTAAAGTTTTTTGAATCTTTTCTTTAAGTTCGTTATCGTTAGATTCATTTAAATTATTACTTAATTTACTATAGACAGATTTCTTAGACTTATCTATTTCCTCTATTAATTGGTTCTTATTTAGTGACGTAAAAAATTTAAACTCCTTTTTCTCTTCCTCATTAAGTGAAGAAAACTCTTTATTAAATGTTTTAGTGGCAATCTGTAACATAGAAGAAATAGGTATATTCAAACTAGACTCATTTATTTCAACTATATCATTACTTAATAAATTTTTCTTAATTCTATTTTTAGATTCTAATAATGACTCTAGATTTTTAGTTACATTTTTAGTATAAACTTGAATATCGATATCACTGTAATTGTTATTAGTTTCAATAACTAATTGGTTAATCCACTGACTAATCTTATTAATTTCATTTTGGTTATCATCAATTAAACTTCTTAGTTGTTCAAACGATTCAGAGATATACTCGTCTACAATAGTTTCGTTTAAACCTTTTTTAGATGATAATTCATCGTAAATAAAATATACTTCACATAAGTCACTATTTTCAAGTATCATAGATTTAAATGACTTAATATGAGTTTTAAAATCTTGTTTTCCGTAAGTTGATTCGAATAACTTTTCAATCTTGGTTTTGATGATTCCGAATGATGTCATGATATTTTTTTATATAAATATCATGTAAGTAGTATTATTCACAATTTAGTCATTTAGAAGTGAATTCAACTTTTTTTCTATTTCACCTAAAGACTGTCTACCTTTAGATAAGTCTAATATACTTTTACCTTTTATTAAGTCGTCCTCGACTAATAAATCTAAGTCTTTATTTCTTACTAGTCTTTCGGTTGGAGTTTCTTCGGGCGCAGTGTCTCCCCCTCCTTCATCACCACCTAAATCACCACCTAAATCACCACCTAAATCACCACCTAAGTCACCACCTAAGTCACCACCTAAGTCACCACCTAAGTCACCACCTAAATCACCTGTACCTGAATCAGTTGTTTCATCACCTAATGGGTCACCTCCTTCACCTGGTTTATTACCATATAGTTTATCTATATTTGCGAATACACCAGTTTTACTAATAACTTCGGATGTCTTTTCAAGTTCGGCAGCAACCGCTTTTTCGATTCTTTGTTGTTGTAAGTCTAATTTAATTTCCTCGTCACTAAAACCAAGTATGTGCTTCTTAGCCCAAGATGAGGAAACGGGTAAGATACCAGTTCCTGGGTCAGTAACAGCATCTCTATATAATTGAATTTTTTGTTGCCATTGCTCAACTTTGAGTAAGTCCGCTTGTGTAGAAGGATTAGTAAGACCTAAAGTAAAATTACCTAATTCATCTTCAAAACCTAAAAGGTAAAGGTGTATAATTGCAATTTTATTTAGTTCTTGAATCATCGACTTTTGAATTCTGTTTATAGTTCTAGCAAATCTTATATCCTGTAATGATAAGTTTTTACCGTCACCAACAACCTCTTCAAATCCTAAGAATGCTTTGGGTACTCTTAGAGATGTTAAAAGTTTCTTCTGAATGTATTCTATATCTGCAATTTCAGATAGGTTTTGTGCACCTGGCAATGTATCTATAGGGTTAGGTGCGTTAGGGTCTCTAACGGGAATAAAATAGTCTTGGTCGACCGCCATTTGATTGTATCTTAAATCGACATTTCCGTTACTCGAATCTACAACTTGGTCTCTCTTAAATTTGTTTGCCACTCTATTTACGTATGGTTCAACATCCTTGTCGTCCATATTTCCAACAAATACTTTAAATACTCTTCTTTCAGGTGCTCGCGATGTTCTATAGATTAACATGGCATCTTCTGATAGTATTAACTGTTTCCAAATTCTTCTACCTTTTTCCAACATAGATGTCCCGTATGGTAGTTTTCTATCGTCACCTAATAATCTAAAGTGAGCAATCTCCCAAGTATTAAATTCCATGTCTTTATTTTGCCATAAAAACTTTAGCGCATCATTCTCCGTATTTGTTGAGTTACGTTCAGGCTTCATTTTCATACCTCTCTCCTGTCTATTAATCTCAATATTAGGTAGTTGTTGTGCACCCATAATACCTTTTTCAGGGTCTAATTTCAGATAAACAAAATTGTCACCATACTTACATGTATTTCTTGTCCACATAGGTAAGTTAGTATTAATATCTAATCTGTTATTAAACAAATCACCTAAAACAGATTTAATTCTTTTACTTTCCGAATATATCTGTAACATATAACCGTCTTCATCGGGAGTAGTAGATTCTTCTGAGTATATATCTAAGGCGGCGGAAATTTCAGGAGTATACTCCATACTTTCATAATCATAAAAGGAGGCTAAACGAGTTGGTTCATAATAAACTGCTTGTGTATAAAGATTGTTTTCAATCTTTTGCCATTGTTGACCTAAATAAAGGGTTTGTTGTGCTTGTAACTTCTCTCTCTCATACTCTTGTTTATTAGTTGTCTTGAGTATTTGTTTTTTGTCGAAGTTATATACGGGTGGTTGTTGGTCCAAAGTTGAATCGGGACCAAATACTCTTGTTAACCTTTGCCAAATCGTATAATTATTCTTTTCCGCCATAGTTTTTTAGATAAATATAAACTTTACCCGAATTAATTAAAGGTTATCTTCTTCTACCTCCAAATAACCAGTTATATTGTTCGTAATCTTGTTTTGTGATTCCATTTGGTCGGTAGTGATTGTTATTGTTTGGCATGACGGGTAAACCAGGATTAAAGTCTTTAGATGAATTTTTAACAGGAGTTTCATTGACCATCCAACTCTCCATCATCGCCTTGGTCTGTTCAGTAACCTTTTCAAGTTGTGTAAATGAGTTTTCACCAACATATATCGCCATAGCCATTGCCATGATAAGGTCGTCGTGTTGCCCTTTAATGTGGTCAGGTCTTCCGTTAATATATACAAACGTATTTAATTCATTCATTAAACGAGAAGAACGAACAATAAAGTTATGTCTTAAGGCTTCTTCAAATGACGCAACAATTTGAACACGTTTTGAATTAAAATTAAGACCTGGTATTTTTTCTATCGCTTTTGGGTTGTATTTCCATTTGTCAGCAGCATTTATACCATCAACATACAAATCCTTATAATTCATTTCCTGAAGTTTACGAGCGGTAGAAACTCCCATACCCCCAGTGATATCAATCACAACAAACGCAGAATACATAGTCGCCCATTTAAACGCGACTTCAGCGGCAACATCAGGTGGTACCTTACCCAAATACTCTAGTACCTGTTCTCTCTCATCAAAATCTATAATACAGAATGTTGTAAAGTCCTCACTATCACCACGA